TAGGCATCAACCGCGACAATGACGGTAAACTGTGCGGCGATGTGTCGCACCTTGCAAAAGCACTGGTAGAACAGAACGGCGGTATCTGTACTCCCGTCCCTGGCGGCGTGGGTAAGTGGACTGTCCGCGAACTGGTTCTCAGACTGGCAGAAATGGAGGGTAGGCATGGCACGAACATTATACCTGAATGATGGTTCGACTGAATACGTCTTTGCCGGGATGACGGAAGAAGATGTACTGAAAAAGATTATCTATGAGCGTCTGGGTAGGGACTGCGAAGAACTGTACGATGAAGTGATTGCAGAATACCGCTCCACTGACCCAGAAGATTATGAGCGCATTGCAGACGGGTATCACAATACCCTGGTGAATGTGCTGAACGAACTGGAAGCTGCACTGGCAAAACCCCGGTTGAACCGCAAAGAGGTTGAGCAAATTTGCAGTAATCTTAGAAGGGAGGTTTAACCGTGGCTGATGAATTGTTTCAGCTTTCCAATGGACGCTACATCACGTCTGAGGAAATCAGTAAGAAGATGTACTACATCAAGTCCGTTCACCCGGAACTGCCCTATCAGGAGAACTCCACGGGGTATAGCTGGGATGAAGCAGGCATGGCTGACCTGTTCAGTGAGTGTTATCAGAACGATACCCGCTACTGTGCAGAAGCTAAGTCCTGGTTCACCTATGACTCTGGCAGATGGCAGAAGGACGTGGGTTCCCTACTGGTAGCTGCCAAGATTAAAGAGTTCATCCGACTCATGGCGTTGTACTGTGGTGAAATCGCTGACGATGAAAAGCGTAAGCAGTACATGTCTTTCGTGGCGAAGATGGGTGACCGCCGCTTCCGTGACCGACTGATGAAGGACGCTGCGGACAGTATGCGTATTGAAGCAGAACAGTTTGATACTCACCCGTATCTGATTAACTGCAAGAACGGAACCTATGACCTTGAGAGCATGGAGTTCCGTGAGCATAGATGGCAAGACTTCCTGACCATGCAGACCAACTTTGAGTACAGTGTACAGGATGTGCGCTGCGAGCGTTGGGAGAAGTTCATTCAGGAAGTTACCCAGAACGATTATGAGAAAGCGGACTACCTGCAACGCGCTCTGGGTTATTCCATTCTGGGAACCAGCAAGGAGGAATGTATGTTCATCCTGCATGGTAAGACCACCAGAAACGGCAAGAGTACCATGCTTGATGCAATTCAGCACTTGCTGGGTGACTACTTTACCGTTGCCCCGGTTGAACTCATTTGCCGCAGTGACCGCGCGAAGAACGCAGAAGCAGCTAATCCTGTGCTGGCGAAGTTGAAGGGTAAGCGCATGGTCACCATGAGTGAGTCTGATACGGCGGGTAAGCTGGATGAAGCTACGATTAAGCAGTACACGGGCGGTGAGGACATTACCGCGCGAGAACTGTATCAGAGTGCTATCACCTACAAACCGCAGTTTACTATGTGGCTGTCCTGTAATGACCTGCCTGCTGTAAAGGATAAGAGTCTGTTTGCTTCTGACCGTGTGCGTGTCATTGAGTTCAACAGACACTTCACCGATGCAGAACAGGACAAAGGCTTGAAGGACTACTTTGAAAGCCCAGAAGCGATGAAGGGTATCTTTACCTGGCTGATTGCTGGCTACTTCAAGTATCGCCGCTTTGGTCTGCGGATGAATGATAACATGAAAGCCGTGGTCAAACAGTATGAGCGTGACAATGACCTTGTGCTGCAATTCCTTGAGGAAAAGTGTGAGCAGAAGGACGATGCTATCACGAAAGCAAAGACTCTCTTTGATACCTATAAGATTTGGTGCAAGAGCAACGGTTACTACGTGTGCAGCATGAAGAAATTCAATGCAGAAGTGACCGCACACCCTGAATGGTATGCAGAAAAGGCTATGAGCGGCGGCGTTACAGTATACCGTGGACTGTCCTTGAAGCCTGTTTAAGCATAAAACTGTAGAGCATGTAGAGTATTTTAGCATTTTGCTATAATTTACTCTTAGTACGCGCGTATATAGAAGAAGTTATAGCAAAACACGATTTTGCTCTACTTGCTCTACAAAACATCACAGAAGGAGGATTTTACAATGGAAAGCTATGTCGAAAGATGGGAACGGGAGCAGAAGGAGAAGAAAGCCGCTGCGGAAAAGAAAGCCCAGAGAAAAGCCCAGAAGATGAAGAACGCGCAGAAGGAGGTAGCCCAGGATGGCAAGGACACAAGGGGCGAAGGACACGAAGCCCAGGAAGCCGCGGGAAGATGATAATAAACCCTGGGAGAGTTCCCCGATAATTCAGGGACATAACCCTGACCTTCCAGAAGGGTACAATACTAAGCGTATCATGTTCATGCAGGCTATTCTACCTACAGAACCCCTTGACCATGATGATGTGGAGGAAATGGAAAGACGTTTCCAGAAGTATCTACAGAAGTGTGCAGAATGGGATATGAAGGTAGGCAATCAGGCGGCGTATGCTGCTATCGGTATCAATAAGGATTTGGTGTATGAATGGACTGTGCGTAGACAGACGAACCCCAAGCGCACCGAATTTATTAAAAAAGTGCAACAATTCTGCGCCATGTACCGTGAAGGACTCATGGAGGATGGCAAGGTCAACCCGGTTACGGGTATCTTCTGGCAGAAGAACTATGACGGCATGAAAGACCAGCAGGAAGTTGTTCTCACGCCTAACACTAACCCTCTGGGTGACCAGCAGGACGCAGAAGCACTCAAGCAGAAGTATCTGGAAAATACCTATGGGGTTACGGGAGAACTCCCAGAAGGGGCAGAAAGCCCTTTACAGCTTCCAGAAAGCACAGAAGGGGTTATTGTCGAACCTGCGGAAACTCCCAGAAAGCCCAGAAGGGCGCAGAAAGCCCCTATAACCGAATAACCCACCTCACCCCGGCGCGGCTCCTGTGGCTGTGCTGGGGTCTTTCCATGCCCTGCGGGGCTGTCCCGCTCCTGCTGCCCAGGGTGGCGGCGTGGGCTGTGCCTGCTGCGCTCCTGACCTGCTGACCGCCTGCGGGACGCTGTGCGCCCTCCTGGGCGTGTTTCTGCTGCGGGTGGGCAGTTACACCACGGGACGCGCTGCGACTGTCCTGGGCTGTCTGAGCGCGTCAGGGCATAATAAAACCCCGGCAGGCTGTGAACCTGTCCGGGGCTGTCCTGGGCTTAAAATAGCTTGATGCGGGGGCGTTGCTTTCTCCAATACTTTACCATGCTGTGCAGGCTGTCCGCGTCTATCATGGGGACATTGTACAGCTTCAAGCCGTCAGGGGTCATATAATAGCCCTGTCCGTATCTGGGTAGGAGTTCGCAACCCTTCAAGCCTAATATATTACGGCTGTCTTGTGCGGAGCGGGTGCGGAGTGCTACACGCGCGTCAAAGTTTACTTTTATGGGCGTGGGTATTACTGTAGCAAGTGGGCATTGTGTGGCGGCTATAACGTGGACATTTGCGGCGCGTCCTATCTGACATAACCGTTGTATGAGCGGCTGCACCTGTCTTTTATTCGTGGTCATCAAGTCCGCTAATTCATCTATAACCACGTAGACCGCGCCGCCGCTGTATTTCTTTACCCTGTCCCGCTGCATAGCCCTGTAGCGGCTTTCTGTTATGTCCATAGCCTTTTTTAGGGCTTCCACCATTTCCCCCGGTTCACTGGCATACATGAGCGTATGCGGCAGGGGCTTATAGTCCACCAATTCAACGCGTTTGGGGTCTATCAATATAAACTCCACGGCGGCGGGGCTATCATGTAGGGCGGTGTATATCAGCCCGTTAATAACCACGCTTTTACCGCTGCCCGTTGCGCCTGCTATGAGCAAATGCGGCTGTTTTAACATGTCCTTGTAAAGGGTGTAATATTCGCCCGTGGGCGTTGTCCATACTCTTTTCATGCTGTGGGCATCCTCCTATAAAATTAACCCCGGCAGGCTGTCAGGCTGTCCGGGGCTGTGTGTGTCAGTTCATAAAACTATAGTCATACTCTTTACACGTTCCCAGGGTGTGAACCGTGGGCGCGTCCCCTGTGAACCTGTCCACGGTACGAACCGGGATATAAAACGCGGTGTATTTGCCAGTTTCGGAGTTGATACAGTTATAATACTCAAACGAGTTAATATAGTTGGTGAAATCATTATTAACCCCAGTTTCATCAATTACCAGATGCGCCCGGTCTTTACGGTTAATAGTCATTTCATTGTGCCAGGGTGTAAACGGGCGCAGGTTACACGGGATAATAACAACGGATAGACCGTTAATATATGCCCGTCTTGCTTCCCGTTTCGTGATGCGCTCAAACGTGCGCCCGTTGTGCGTAAAGGTGTATTTATTCATGGTGTAAACCTCCTATATAATTTTGCTATCCTCTGCATTTTCACGGGCTGGGAACCGTCCACGGCTGCATTATAGCGGGGACGGTGCGCCCGTCCCGCTGGGCGTTTATTCTTCCGTATCATATACGGCTGCGAGTTCTTCTTCCAGTTCTTCCAGGGCTTCCGCTATTGCCTGCCCTAACAGGTAACATCTGATTGTTACGTCCATAGCTTCCGCGCCCTGTTTTAATACGTCCGTTCCATCCTGCCCAAATTCGGTCAGGGCTTCCGCGAGTAAATCCCAGTTGTGCGCGAGGGCTTCTTCCGCTTTCCAGGCGTTACAATAATAAGACCCGGACGCGTTACCCGTCACACTGTCAGCCGTCCACAATTCATCATTGAGGGCTTCTTCCAGTTCTTCCCGGCTGTCATAGTCTGCCAGGTTGATTTCATTCTTGATGTACTCCACCACGTCAGCGGTGACAGCTTCCAAATAGTTATACATTATTCATACCTCCTGCATGTTTATAAATTCTTGATTGGTGCGGGTCAGCCGTCCTACATTTTCCGGGGGCTGCGTCCCTGTCCTTTTCACATATTCATGATACCATGAACTCATGAAAATGTCAATAGTAATTTCATGAAATCATGAACTTTTTTTGAGCGTCCCCGGCTGCGTCCGCTCCTGGGCTGGCTGCGTGGCTGTCCCTGGGGAACCGTCCCCGGCTGGGCGCGTCCCTGGGGCGGTGGGGGAATTGGGGCGGGGTCAGCCGGGGCGGGTGAGTGTCGAAAATTCCGCAAAAATAAAAAAAGTTTGGTTGAACCCCCTCATGTGTAGACCATGTAGAGTAAATCTGCATTTTGTCTATACTTTTTCTTAGTAGGGGTTCTTCTAAGAGAAGTTACGCAAAAATCTTAAAATGCTCTACATGCTCTACAGGCAATTCTGAAAAATCCGCAAAATATAAAAAGGCTATTGACAAGTTCATGAAACAGTGTTATCATGAAACCATGAACAGGAGGTATGAACCATGATGAACGAAAAAGAAGTCCTGCTTGCAGTAATGAAAGCAGTCAATATGAACCAGACCACTTTGGGTGAAAAGGCAGGCTACAAGAGTAAGTCCGCTATCACTGAAATTCTGAACAGACGCGGGATGAAGGTTGACATCCTTCTGAAACTGCTGTCTGCTATGGACTGTGAATTGGTTGTAAAACACACTCCCTCTGGTCAGGAATGGACTGTAGGTGAGTGACATGATTGTTGACCTATTGCTTTTTCCTGTTATCTGCATGATTGAAGGGATATGCAAACTGTTCCGTTCCCTCTGGCGTGGAGGTTTGTTCTTTATGAAATGCGCTGCGCTGGTAGGATTTGTACCAATCTGGGATGCGGCGATGCTTACGCTGACCCTGGCACTCTGGATACTCTGCAAGATATTCAGACAAAGAACGCCTAAAGTGAAATGGGGTAGATACCTGATGTGTCACCCTACATGGCAATATTAAACCGTGATGGAGTTTGCGGTATGTCCAATGGGACTGTCTTTCGGGGCAGTCCCGTTTTCTATATGGAGGTATGACTATGGATTATTTGAAGCTGAAAGGACGTATTGACAAGGCTATCCAGTCCCGTCCTTTTGATTACGAACCTCTCAATGACCTGCTGGATTTGTGCAGGGAATATGAGAAGATAGATTTTGAGGTAGCCCACGCGTGGAACCACGGGATGCGCCCTGCGATTGCCTATGCACTGAAAGCCGCAGTAGAGCGCAATGACTTCCTTGCTGCGGAGCGGTTGAATGACCTGCTTTTCCGTTCTCTGATTTTCAGTGCGCCGCATTATTTTGATGACTACCTGCAAGCGGTTGAGTTCGGTAGACCTCTTGACAAGAAGTTCTATCAGCCCCGCCGCCACTACCTCAAGCGGTATGTGGATGCGTACCAGGAAGTGCTGGAAGGTAAGCTGGACTTCCTCTCCATTTCCATGCCGAAGCGTGGCGGTAAATCCCAGTTGGGTATCAACTTCACCAACATGCTTTCTGGCAAGTACCCTGACAGGTCTACGCTCATGGAAGGTACGGGTGATGACCTTGTAAAGTCCTTCTATCTGGGCTGTCTGGAATATTTGCAGACTCCCAATGACTACCACTTCTATGACATTTTCCCGGAGAGCAAGCTTGTCCAGACCAATGCCGATACGAAGATTGTCAACTTGCTCCACAAGTCCCGTTTTCCTACCATCATGTGCCGTTCTATTGACGCACGTCAGGTAGGTCTGTCCGAAGCAACCAATCTGCTTTATCTGGATGACTGCGTAGAAGGACGTGAGGAAGCAAAGAACAGACAGCGGCTTGATGACAAGTGGGAAGTCATCTCTGGTGATATTATCGGACGTGCCATTGAGGGTACGCCTATCGTTATCTGTGGTACGCGTTACTCCCTGTATGACCCTATCGGTCACTTGCAGGAGGAAATGCGTAAGCAGGGTAAGCGCATGAAGGTCATTGAAACTCCTGCCCTTGACCCGGTTACCGATGAAAGTAACTTTGAGTACATCCGTGAGGGTAAGAAGGTATTCACCACGCAGTATTTCCGTGACCAGCGCGAGATGTTGTCTGCGGAGCAGTGGGAGTCTGAGTTCCAGCAGCAACCTTTTGAAGCGAAGGGCGTTCTGTTCCCGGAAAAGAGTCTGAACCGCTACTTTGAACTGCCTGCTGACCGTGACCCTGACAGTATCATTGCGGTCTGCGATACTGCGGATAAGGGTGAGGACTACTGCGCTATGCCTATCGCTGCGGTGTACGGTGAGGAAGTCTACATCATTGACGTTGTGTTCGATGACTCCCCGCCTGAAACCACGAAGCCCGAATGTGCGAAAGCCCTCATTGATAACAAGGTTGTAGCCTGTACCTTTGAGAGTAACAACGCAGGTTCCTACTTTGCCCGTGACGTGGCGAAGATGCTTGAGGACAGGAAGTACACTTGTAATATCCGCACGAAGCGTACTATCAGTAATAAGCAGACCCGTATTGAGTTTGCGTCTGATACCATCCTCAAGAATTTCTACTTCAAGGATGCGTCCCTATATGCCCGGAACAGTCCGTATGCAGAATTTATGAAGCAGGTCATTACCTATACCCGAAGCGGTAAGGTTCCCCATGATGACGCTCCTGACTCTTTATCCCTGCTTGAGAATGAATTACGTGGTCTGGTGGGTGCAAAAGTTGAAGTATTCAAGAGATTTTGCTAAAAATTCTTCAATGCTATTAGTACAACATATCTTGACAAAAGGATTGGAGAGTTGTATAATATCCGTAGGTAGGTCTATGCCTAAATACAGTGGAGGGAGGTTATCTACGTGGCTATGGCACTACACGGTAGACGTGTTATCAAAAGTGATGAAACGGAAGTCACCATTGGAAACGTAGTGAGTATTCTACGTAAGGCACTTCCCTATCATTGGAAGAATAGGTCTGAGATTGAGTACCTTTGGAACTACTACAAGGGCAGACAGCCCGTTCTGAACCGTGAGAAGCAGGTTCGTCCTGAAATCTGCAACACGATTGTTGAGAACCGGGCGAATGAGATTGTATCCTTCAAGTCTGGTTACCTTATGGGTGAACCTTTGCAGTATGTATCCCGTGGCAACGGTGAGAACCTGGCTGATGCTATCAATCAGCTTAACGAATATGTATTCGCAGAGGAAAAGCCTGCGAAGGATAAGGAACTGGCTGACTGGTTCCATATCTGCGGTACTTCTTACAGAATGGTTCTTCCTGATGAAGATGGGTTTGAGGATGACTCCCCGTTTGAGGTTTACACCCTTGACCCCCGCAATACATTTGTGGTTTACAACAATGGATTGGGTAACAAGCCTATCCTGGGCGTGAAGTATGTAGTGGATGAAAACGGAGTGGTTCACTACTCCTGCTACTCCCGCTACGAATACTTTGAAATCGTAGAGTCCAAAGTTGTAGCCGCTGCCCCTCATATTCTGGGGGACATTCCGATTATCGAATACCCGCTCAACCTTGCCCGTATCGGTGCGTTTGAGTTGGTTATTCCCCTGCTGGATGCAATCAACACCACTGACAGTAATAGACTGGACGGTGTGGAGCAGTTCATCCAGGCACTCATGCTTTTCCATAACGTAGACATTTCCAGTGAGGACTACAAGAAGTTGCGTGAGGAAGGTGCTATCAAGTTCCGGGACATTGACCCGCAGTTGAAAGCCGAAGTATCCTACCTTGTAAGCAACTTGAGTCAGGGTGAAACACAGACGTTGGTTGACCACATGTATCAGACAGTGTTGACTATCTGTGGTATGCCGAACCGCAACGGCGGTTCTTCTACCAGCGATACCGGGTCTGCGGTCATCATGCGTGATGGCTGGTCTGCTGCGGAAGCAAGAGCGAAAGACAGTGAGTTGATGTTTAAGAAGTCCGAAAGACGGTTCCTGAAACTGATACTCAATATCTGTCACACCCTGACGGGTATGGATTTGAAGGTGCATAACATTGAAATCCGCTTTACCCGCCGCAACTATGAAAATATTCTGCAAAAGGCGCAGGTGCTTGACCTGATGTTGAAGAACACGAAAATCCATCCGCGCCTTGCATTTGAACACTGCGGTTTGTTCGTAGACTCCGACCTGGCTTATACAGTGAGTCAGGAGTATGTGGAGGAACAAGAGAAGAAAGCGCAGGAGTTATTTGAGAAGCAAAACGCAATGAAGGGAGAGAATGACGATGACTCCGACAATCACACGGGAGATGGTGGAGCAGATGGAAACCCTGCTCAAACACGGAAGCAGAGTGGAAGTGCTGATTGAACAGGGCAAGGTTGCCATTGTTGAGGTCAGACGAAAACTGAAAATGAAGGAAGCCGGGACAGAGGTTCAGGGCAAGTCCAATGGGACTGTGAGCGAATAACACGCTCATAGTCCCATTTTTCTTTAGAGGAAAGAACAATGGATGAAGTAGTTTCCAGATACACTCTGGCACTGGACGAACTGAACGTCCTCACGTCCACAAGCTACTACAGCGCAACGGGTGAGGACATTTCCGCAAGAGTCAATCAGATTGCGGATGACTTTCTCTCTTTTCTGATAAATGCCTACACGATGGGGATTGAGAGTGCTTCTGTCATGCTTGACCATGAAATGAGCGTGGACATTGACCTGATGGAAGCGGCTATCTACCTTGTCATTGACGGCAAGACCTTTGAGGACAGAGTTGCAGACCATGTGCTGAACAACGATTTAGGCGGTTTGAAAACACTGGCTGAGTCTGAGTTCCATAGAGTCTACAACGCTGCCGTATATGACGGCGGTGAGGACTACGTTGAAAATGGAAGCTTTGGTGTAAACAAGGATTGGATTACCGTTAGAGATGATGCAGTCCGGGAAACACACAGCTATCTTGAGGGCGTATCCGTTCCGCTGGAAGAAGAATTTTTCACCTTTGATGGTGACCACGCTGCATATCCTGGTGGGTTTACAAAAGCGGAAAACAATGTGAACTGCCGATGTATCGTGCGACTGACACTTGATGTATAGCGGGTAACCGCTTTCCATGCCAGTAGGGAAACTGGCTTATCAAAAACGCAAACTCAAGACAAGAGGATAAAACAGAAAAACATGGTGAGGGAACACCTTAAAACGCAAGGAGGACTTTGAAATGAGTTATTTGAGTGATTTGCTGGGTAGTGCCTACAAGGAGGGCATGACCGAAGAAGAAATCTCTACCGCGCTGGAAGCCGTAGGTAACGGTAACACTGCGGAGGTAAACAGGCTGAAAGCCGCGCTGTCTAAGGCTAATTCCGAAGCCGCAGAGTTTAAGAAGCAGCTTAGAAGCAAGCAGTCCGATGATGAAGCCGCTGCCGCTGCCCAGAAGGAGGAACATGAGAAGCTTGTCAAAGAGAATGGCGAGTTGAAGCGTTCCATTGCCCTGTCTGAAAGCAAGGGTAAGCTGCTGGCAATGGGCTATGATGAAAAGCTGGCTGATGAAACCGCTGCCGCTATGGTGGATGGTGACATGGATAAGGTTATGGCAAATCAGTCCAAATACCTTGAAGCCCAGAAGAAGATTATCCAGGCTGACCAGATGCGTAAGACTCCCCGTCCTGCTGCGGGTTCTGAAACTGGCGGTATGGATTACGCGAAGAAGATTTCCGAAGCACAGGCAAACGGTGACTTTACCGCTGCCGCATACTATACCCGCCTGCAAGCCCAGGACACGGCTGATGATGCAGGCAAAGAATAAGATTTGGAGGTAATTCAAAATGGCTGACGTTTTTGCAACCAGTTTCGGCGTACTGAATTATAGCGGTATGCTGTTCAACAAGGGTAACGTGCGTACCCCGCTTTCTTCCATCATTGGTAGTAAGGCGAAAACCACGAACCATGTAGAGTTCGTTACTGGTCAGGAGTACACTTCTGGCGGTGACGGTTCTCAGCCTGCAATCAGTGAAACCGCTTCTCTGACTGCTCCTGACGCGTCCGTTGTGACCCGTGAGCAGAAAACCAACGTGACCCAGATTTTCATGGAGTCCGTGGGCATTTCCTATGCGAAGCAGTCTAACATGGGTACTCTGTCTGGTATCAACATTGAGAACCAGCAGGCTAATCCCATGAACGAACTGGACTTCCAGGTTGCGGCTAAAATCCAGAAGGTGAACCGCGACATTGAGTACACCTTCATCAATGGTGAGTTCCATAAGGCTACTAAGGACAGTGAAGCCAACAAGACCCGTGGTCTGGTTCCCGCTATCACTTCCAATGTCACTGCGATGGGCAGCAAGCCCCTGGGTCTGTGGGACATTGCTGACATGATGAAGAAGATTTATGGTGCCAATGCTCCTACTGACGGTCTGTGCCTGTGGTGCGATGCGGTCACTCTGTTCCAGATTAACGCTGACGCTGTTCAGAATGGTCTGACTGTGGTTCCCGCTGCCCGTGAGATTAACGGTATCGCACTGTCCAGCGTGATTACCCCTCTGGGCGTTGTCTACCTGCATCTGGGTGAGTGCCTGCCTGCTGGTACTGCGCTGCTTCTGAACCTGGACGTTATCGCTCCTGTGTATCAGCCTGTTCCCGGCAAGGGCAACTTCTTCCTGGAGCAGCTTGCTAAGACTGGCGCAGGTGAGAAGTATCAGCTGTTCGGTCAGATTGGTCTTGACCACGGTCCCGAATGGTATCACGGTAAGTTCACTGGCATTTCCACTGCCTTTGAGAAGCCTACTTACAGCCGTAGCGTTTACGTGGCTAACGCTGCTGAGTTTCCCGGCGCAGGTGCGTAACTAAGGAAGGAGGGTGGACAACATGACTGATGCTGAAAAGCTGACAATGCTGAAAAGCATGACGGGTGAAACGGATAATGACGTGCTGTCTACCTACCTCACCCTGGCTAAAAATGTAGTAGTGACAAAAGCATACCCGTATGGGACGGGAGCGGAGGAAGTGCCGACTCCCTACCATACGGTGCAGGTTGAGATTGCGGCGTACATGCTTAACAAGCGCGGCGCGGAGGGTGAAACGGCGCACAGTGAAAATGGTGTGTCCCGCTCCTATGAGGATGGCGATATTCCCCCTACCTTGCTGCGGCGCATTACCCCGATGGTGGGGGTGCTGACATGAAGCTGATGAAACGAAACCTGACCCCCGTTCACTACTGCCTGTATCAGGAGCGGAAAGCTTTGCTGGATGCTAACGGATATGAAACAGGTGAATACGGCGTTGGGTATGCTGAACCCGTCAAATTGATGTGCAGTGTGTCCCCGGCAACGGGGTACGCGCAGGTGGAGATGTTTGGCAATTTGGAGTCCTATGACAAGGTATTGATTACTGATGATATGGACTGCC